GCGTAGGAATCGTCGTAATCACGAGTGATCGAGCCGATGAAGTTCAGCTTTTGATGCAGAACGCGCAGGGCTTCGCGGGTGACTGCGGTAGGGGTAAGAATGGAATTCGGCATTTATTGCTCCAAGAATGAAAAAACCCGCACTAGGCGGGCTGGGTTAGCGACGTTTGAGTTGTGCGTTTCGCCACTTCAACCAATCATCCGGGCTCATCTTTTCCGGGTCTTTCTGAACCCCAGCCTTGGAGTTCGAGATACGAGTTACCGGCTTTTCCTGAGCTTCGGGCTTCGGTTTGGTGACTTGTTTTGCTACGAGCTGGTCATACAGTTGGGCCTTGTGAATGGCCTTGATCAAGCCCGGATCGGTGATTCCTGCTACCGTTTCCTGCTTGGCCCCAAGGGTCTGAACCGCATAGTTCACGACTTGCTTGGCTACTTCCGGAGACCAACCCTTGATGTCGCGCTCAAGCACTGCCAGCCCTTCTTGGATCGACTTGGCAGTTTCCTGCTGTCTCGCCAATGCTTGCTGTTGCTGCTTTTGCGTCAGGTTTTGCGCTAACTGCATACGTTGATGCTGCAGTTCGCGCATTTGCCGATCAAGCTTCATAGCCTGAACGGGGTCCTCGTCTGAGAGACGATTCCAATCGACGTTTGCGTACTGCTGCAATTGCTTGTCGATGGACACTACTTCAGCAATCTCGGCAACAAACTGCTGATGGATCTCAGCTTGCTGCTTGACTGCTGCAGCCTGGGCTTCGATTGCCTTACGCTGCTCGGCTACTTCCTGCGTTTTGCGGGTGTAGTCGGCTTGCATCAGGCGTTCGGCCTTCAGCTTTTCGGCTGCGCTCTTGGGCAGCGCGAATTTACGCCCGTCTATCTCGATCTCGTCTTCTTCCTCGCTGTCGACTTGCTCGGTCGAGTCTGAGTTGTCGTGGTCAAGACCAGGCTGTTCTACTACCTCGGCATGAGATTCCTCGGCAGCAGTGGTTTCTGCGACGTCGGAATCCTGAAATTCAGGTTGTTCCATGTGTACCTCTATTGAATACGGCCGCCGGGTGAGCGGCCACGAGTTGAGCCGCTAGGGCTAAACGGGTGCGCCGCCCGGTTGTCCAGGCGTAAAAAAACCGCCCTGAGGCGGTTGCGGTTGTTGTTGCGGCTGCGGCATCGGTGGCGGAGCCTGTTGCATTAACTCCGGTGACTGCTGCGCCATCTGGGCTAGTGCCTGCTGTGCGAGCATGTTTCCTTGGGTCGCTGCAGTCGTTAGAGCTTCGATACGGTCTGTGACCGCCTTGAACTCCTCGATTTCCAGCTTCTTACGGTCGTTGTTACTCTTGTCCTGCGCCGCTGCTAGTTGCTGCTGAAGCTGCCCGATTGCCTGTTGCATCTGCTGCGCCTGCTGCTGAGCCTGCATCAGTTGCGGGTTCTGCCCCTGAATTTGAGGCGGCAACATCGCTTTCATGCGGTCGGCAATCTCGTCAGCACCCGGCCAATCCAGATTCTTCGCCAGCAAGTCACCGATGATCGGTGCAGCGGACGGGTTCGCCCGGATGAACTCGATCATCTGGTTAGCGGACTCTTCCCGCTTCGTCGTGAAGGACGGGCCAGCCTCACAGGTGACGTCGTACTTTCCTGTTGTCAGGTCATAGAGCTTGGTGATGCCTTGCATCTGCTCTTGGGCTTCCTTCTGCTCCTTCGGGTCTGGCTGCTGCTGGAACGGCTGGTTGATCGGCACGCTCTTGTTCGTTCCGTCCTCGTTGATCACGCGGATAATGCGCGGCGTGTCGTAGACCTTCGGAATCAGGTCGACGATGATCCGGCCGGCATGCTTGATCGCACGGGACAGGTTATCAATGTAGTTGAACGTCGAAACGTCGCCTTCGCGCTGACGCGCCAGAATTGCCCTGCCGCTTGTCTCATTGCTCTGCGCGCCCAAGGAGGCATCGAAAATGCCCATGATCGACTTCATGTCGTCAGAGGCGTTCATTGCTTCCTGCAGCGCCCCACCGGGCGGGCCGACGAACGGCTGACGCTGTGGCGCTATGGGGCCGTCGTATTCAATATACGGATGGGAAACAGTGTTTGCCGTGTTCCACTTGTCCGCATCGGTGTTGAATGCGCCATGCGGCCCGATAAACGGGGTTTTCGGCGCCAGTGCCACCAGCTCTGTCGACGCAGTTCGCCAGTAGTTGAACATCTGTTGCGGGTCTTTGGCGAAGCGCACCAGCGACAGGAAATGCCGCTCGCCCTCAATCATCACTTCGTCACCGTAGACCGGGACAATCGGGATATAGCGCCCCGCCCATTTGTTCGTTTCCAGCACTTCAGCGCCAGTGATGATGCGCTGTGTGACTCGCTTCGTCTTGGTCGGACGCGTGCCAACAACTGTGATGCCCTGGACGTCCAGAATGTCCTTGATCTTCAGATATTCCGGCTCATACAGCACCATGCCGTCAGACAGACGCAACAGCGTAGCGTCGACCTCATCGCGTGTCCAATACTCAGCCACGCGGATCTGGTCGTCTTCGAGCCACAAATGGTTGCCATCATGGCCGTCCGTGTCGAAATCAGCGGCTTCCGCGCCCTTCCAACGTTTCTCGAAGGCGGTTTTCTTCCACAGATCGGTGATAAATGACGTATTCCAGTCAGCAGAGTCAGCGCCCGTCGAGTCAGGATCACCAAAGACCGTCAACGGATTGGCGATGCGCTCAATACGAATGTCTTGGTCAAAGGCGTCGTCCTCGGCGTAGTCCGTCGAGATCCGGAAATAGCCAAATCCACCGGTTACCGCATGGTCAAGCGCTGTGTCGTAGGCCACATCGGCGTTCGACGTGTACTCTATGTTACGGATCAATCCGTTCAGGACTTCAGCCGTCTCTTTGTCGGCGCCGTCTCCAATCGGATGGCACTTGATCGAGGGCGAGTTCTGGCGCGCATCGTTCGTCACCTGGCGGATGAACGCCGGCAGACGGTTGATTGTCAGGCACGGGCGCCCTTCCTGCTCACGCTGGCGACGGACGGCTTCCGGCCATTGCTCGCCAAGACGGGCAAAACGCGTGTCATCGAGCCAGTTTTCGCGGTTCTTGCTTTCCGCTTCGACGGCACGATTAAACGCGTCCTTCGCGTCCTTGATGATGTCCGTGTCTTTAGCCATTTATCCCATCCAGCCGCCTCGTGCAGCGGGTCTGTTCACTGTTCGTTTCGTAGGTTCAATCTTCATTGCCACAGCTGCGTATCGGAACGCGTCGGCGCCGTGTGACGCCCAGTCGTGTAGCGGATGCTTGCTGTATTGCTGCGTTTCCGGGTCGACGTCATATCGGTAATTCCGCAAGCACTGCAGCCCATCCGAACACTTCTCGGCGTCGAAATAGCAGCTAGTAAAGAACGTGCGGGCCGCTTCGATACCATCAGCAACAGACGTTTTTGGCGTGATGCGGACCTGATAACCTGCCGCCCTCACCTGTTGCTCAATCGTCCGCTCGCTGGCCAGCAGTTCGTTCTGGGCGTCATGCGGAAGCCAGAACTCACCATAGAAATAGCCGCGCTGCTGAACCGTCTGCAGGTAATGCCCCAGCGCATGACCCTGGTTCTCGTAGTAGTCAATAAACCGGTACTCGAACCCGATCTGCTGGGCGAACCAGATTGCCGTCTTGTCCGCCCTGCCCAAGTCCCAGAACGTGTGCACAGGCTTGCTGGCATCGTAGGGAATCCGGGTAAAACGTCCGTCTGTTGTGGCTCTGCGTACCTCGTTGGCATAGATCGCGCCGTCCAGCGTCTGCTTGCAATGCCCTTCCCAAACAGTCAAATAGGCGTCTTCGTCCTTCGCCTTCAGATCGTCTTTCTCCTGAAGCAGCACCTTGGGGAACCAAGGGTTGTCGGACCAATTGATCTTCTGCACGACGCTATCGGTCGGCGGCTTCTTTACAAAACGCTGATACGTCTCGTCCGCCTCAAGCGACGGGTTGAACGTAATCCAGATTTCGGAGCCTTCTTTGCGGATGGTCGGAATCAACGTGTCCCAAGATGACTTGGAGACCGTTTGCGCCTCTTCGACCCAGCAAATGTCCGTACCTTCAACAGACTTGATGTTGGCAATGTTGTGTTTCAGGCCGTGGAACGTGAATTCCGTACCGTTCGAGCCTTTGATAACCGTCTGCTGCACTTCATAGAAGCTATCGAGCCCAAGCGCCGCAATCTGGTCCTTCAGCAACTTGTGGACCGAATCGCTCATGGACTTCTGGAACTCACGAGCGCACAAGACGCGCAATGGTTTCGAGACTCCCAGGACTAGCAGCGCCCTCGCCACTCCCCAGCTCTTTGCGCCGCCACGTCCGCCGTACAGCACTTTGTAGCGCTTCGGCTCGAACAGGCATTGCAGCTTCCGGGGGAAGTCGATGACCGGCTCACTCGGGGTCGACGAATCTGATTCCGACATTTCGTATGACATGCTCGCCGTCCTCGCCAGGTCCAGCGATAACTTGGGTTGGCTTTCCGTCTAGACGGTCGCCTATTTCTTTAATAGCTGCGATCTCGCCCTCTTCGGCTTTATCCAGCAACTTCTCAGCAATCCGTCTCAGCCTGTCCGGATCTGCTTGAACAACGGCCCGGCGAATTGTTTCCGCCCATAACCTGTTGTTTTTGCTGGAGTTCGTATTTCCTTTCGGTGCGCCCATTTGCTTTTCAGGGTTCCTTTCGGATTGTCCTGGCCTATAAATAGAAAAAGCCCGCTTACCGTTTCCAGTAGCGGGCGAAGATGGATGAATAGTCCATCGGAGGAGACTCGGTGCTTAAGCAGTAAGTTGCTTCTTGAGTGCGTAGCCTTCCAGCTTCCAAAGTTCTTCGCGGGCAGCTTTAAGAGCGTTGTCAGTAGCGATCTTTGCGCCAATCTCAGCGTCAAAGTTCTCAGGGCTGGCGCATGCGGACATGCCATAACCGACAGAGAAGCCATTTGACAGGAAGGCCATGGCAACCATCGTGGTTGTGCCGGGGAAGCGGTGAGTCTGCACCGTCACGCCAGCCATTAAGGCGTCGATCTGGTGGGGCGTCACACGCGGGGCGGTCAAGCCTTTGGCTTTGATTTCAGATTCGATTGCTGCGTCTGTGAGTTGAGTCATGATTCCTCCTATGTTTGTTGTCTGCTCTGTATATGCTCGACCGCACACATCCAATAGCTCATGTCCGGCCAAGCCTGTAATTCCTGCACCATCCGGTCCCACTCGGGGAACTTGCGCTCGATGGTGCATTCGACCTTGCTCATGTCGTACTGACCTGTGGGCATGTTGCCGGTGAGCTGGCGACGTGCTGTCTTGTAGTCTTCGGGCATGGCAGGCTCCAAAGCAAAATGCCCCGAACCAGTTAAGGATCGAGGCATCTTGTTACCGGCTGTCGCCAACCGGGATATGGGAGAAGACGCAATTTCTGCATCTAACACCCATATCCTAATGAAAATATCTGGCAGTTGCAATATGGGCACGCATCTTTTTTTCAAGAATTTCGCGGGCCTGCAATAAGTGCTGCTCGTAGTGCTCGTCCTTGAATATCCAGACCGAGCAGAACCCCCGGCTTTTACGGATTGCCCACCACTGATGCCGCTTGAGGTCGTTGACCATGCAGTCCACCGCTTCACCGATGCTCATAAACTCCTTTGCGTCGGTCGGGTCAGCCAACGCCTCGGAACTATTTGAGTCTGTCAGAGCCATCCAGTAAGCCCAGATGTCAAGGATCTCGTCTACCGGCTCCCTTTTCTCCTGGAACGCCTCGTCTAGCTTTCGGATTGCCCGCATGTTGTTGCCCCTTTCCCTTTCAAACCGAATGTGCCTAGAAGGATCACCGTACTTCCACCGCTCTTGTGCTCTTGTTTCTGGCTTACCTTGTCTGTGTAGCCATGCGATGAATTGGTCGTCTGTCATGGCTTCATCGACATTGATCGGTAGACGCCTGACATAGCCTCCAACTGCACCGTGGCGATGTAACGACGGATTTCAGCCACAAGAGCCGCCCTTGCCACATCCCGCATCGCCCGGCTGACTCCTGGCTCCTGTCGCGCATATTCCGCGTGCATACGCAGCAAGATTTCCAGAGCCGGCGCGATGTCGCCCATTTCCTCTAACGGAACGTCTTTCATCCTTCCCTCCTTAATAAGCCGCTACCCTGTTGACGTGATCCAGTACCGCTTTCAGATCCCGGCGTGTCGTTACCTTCTGCAACTCGTCGGTCAGTACCAGACCGTTTCCTATCGCGGTCAGCTCGTCGCCTGTGCCGCCCCATTTGCCCGTCGCCTCGTGCCGCTGCCAGATTGACCGCATTGCCGCGAGAGATGCCGCCATGGTGTCCTTTGCCGCGTCGCTGTGTCCCTTGTGGTGGGCGATGGTCTGGCCGATGTTGAGGCGGCATGTCAGCGTGTGCCAGGTAGGCGCGTCCGCCAGCCCGTTGCGTAGCTTCAGCAGCTCGGCGTGGGCGTATATCTGCAGCCGGTTCTCGTCTTCGGCGCCGAAGCGGATCGTGACCGGGATGCCGGCACGGCGTGGTTTGTACTGCTTGCGGGGCTTTTTCGAGTTACCTGCCATGATTCTTT